AACCATCAAACAACTTTGTAAGTTTAAAACGTCAAGTTATAACTGGCAATGGTGGATCAACATATACTTTAGATCATAAAGTTGCATCAGTTAATGATGTTGCAATTTTTGTAAATAATGTACGTCAGAATCCATCAACGTATTCAATTTCAACGACTTCATTGACGTTGGGTGGCTCAATATCAAGCTCAGATAGTTGCTATGTAATTTTCTTAGGACAAGCATTACAGACTGTAACTCCAGCAACAGGAACAGTTACAAATGCTATGCTTGGAGAAACTATTACAGTTGCCAAAGGTGGAACTGGTGTAACAACTGCTGCGGCTTTAGCTAACACAGGAAACTTAGTTTTATTACATGATACATCTAGCACAACTGATGTTGCTAGTTTAACTATTGATAGCACATACATTAATTCTACATACGATAATTATTTTTTAAGAATATACCTAGCACCAGCAACAGATGTTGTTAAATTAAGAGTAAGAACACAAAATCTTGGTTCAGATATGTCAGGTTCAACTGATTATAGATGGAGATTACAACGAATTGATTCATCAAGTTATAGTGCAAATTCAAGTGATGGAGAAGGTCAACTTAGATTAAGTGAAGCAGTGAGCGCTGGTAATGGAGAAGGAGAAGGTTTCCAAACTGACCTATTTTTATATAGTCCAAATGACGCTACAAAACCTACAAGAATTGTAAGTCAATATGTTTGTAGAAATAGTGGTGGGAATATTAGAGGAGAACATGGAATAGCAGAAACCTCATCAAGAAATAAAATTATTAATGGTCTTACATTTTTTATGTCATCAGGTGACATAAGTGCATACGACTACAAACTATATGGATTAAAATAATGAAAAAAAGTGTTAATGGAATTTTAGTTGATATGACAGATGCAGAAATTTCACAAAGACAAGCGGATGAAACAGCTTGGAATAATGGTGCATTTGATAGAGCAATGAAAGAATTAAGAGCTGAAAGAAACTCTAAATTAGCAGAAACAGATTACTTAGCATTATCAGATCAAACATTGTCTGCTGATATGAATACTTACAGACAAAATTTAAGAGACATAACAAATGGATTGACAACAGTTGAAGATGTAGAAGCAGTTGTTTTTCCAAACAAACCAGAGGAATAATAAATGGCTTTATCAAAAATACCTAGTGCTGGATTTCAAGACAATGTTAAGTTCAGAAACATCATCATCAATGGTGACATGAGCATTGCACAAAGAGGAACTTCATCATCTAATGTTTCTACTGGCTATCACACTTGCGATAGATGGAATGTAATTAGAGGTGCTGGAACACTAGATGTATCACAAGAAACTGATGCACCAACTGGCTCTGGTTTTGTTAAATCATTTAAGTTCTTAGAAAATGGCTCTGGTGCTAGTCCAAGTGCTGGTGACAGAAACTATTTTCAACAAAGAATAGAAGGTCAAAATTTACAATATCTTAAAAAAGGCACATCATCTGCACAACAATTAACTCTTTCATTTCATATTAAAGCAACAGTCACAGGAACTTATATTGCTGAACTATTTGATACTGACAATAGTAGACAAGTTTCAAAAACGTACACAGTAAATTCTTCTAATACTTGGGAATATAAAACAATTACATTTCCAGCAGATACTACTGGTGCTTTTAATAATGACAATGATGTTTCTTTAGATGTAAGTTTATATTTAACTGCTGGATCAAATTTTACATCTGGAACTTTAAATACTACTTGGAACTCAAATACAAATGCAAACAGAGCAGTAGGTCAAGTTAATGCTCTTGCAAGTGCTAATGACCTTGTACAATTCACAGGAGTTCAGCTTGAGGCTGGAGAAACTGCATCTGATTTTGAGTTCTTGCCACATGATGTGAATTTACAAAGATGTTTAAGATATTATCATAAAGTAGATGATTACAACATAGGACTTGCTCTCAATGCTTCGGATGGATATTCTTGTTTCTATCAATCACCTGTAGGTATGAGAGGAGATATAGCTTTAGAAAGTGGTGGTAGTTATTCTGTTAATAGTGGTAGTGCTGGAACACCAGCGATAAGAACTGGAGCATTTCAAGGACAAGAAAGAGTTAATTTGTATAACAGTAGTTCTAATTGGACAACAAACGCATTAATAGAATTTTCAGGAGCAGTAAGCAGTGAATTATAGTTATTTTAAAGTATATTTACCAGATGGTACATTAGATGAATTAACCATTAAAAGGTCAGATGGTGTAATGTTTAATAAAAATGGAACCACAAACTACAAACATGAGTTTGATAAATGGATAGCTGACGGAAACACAGTTATTGATAATAAACCAGAGGAGACACCATAATGGCATATTTAGGTAGAGGAATTGAAAACTTATCAGATAGAGTAGTGCTTGATAGCTTAACTGCTAGTGCAACTGCAAGCTATACCTTACAATTAAATTCAGTTAATTTTGTACCAAGTAGTGCTGAAAGTTTAACTGTAAGTTTAAACGGAGTTATCCAAAAACCAAATTCTAGCTATACTGTGTCGTCAAGTACTTTGACGTTTTCAAGTTCGTTAAGTTCGTCAGATAGCATAGACTTTATTATTGCTGAAAGAGGAATTACTTTACAAACTCCTAGTGCTGGTTCAGTTGGAACATCACAGTTAGCATCATCTGCTGTAACCAATGCTAAGATTGCAAGTGATGCCGCTATTGCTACAACAAAACTTGGTGCAGGTGCTGTGTTGCAAGTGGTTTCAACTACTAAAACTGATGAATTTGTTACGACTGCTGGTGGAGCATCACCAGCTACTATTACAGGATTAACAGCAACAATTACTCCATCATCAACATCATCTAAAATTTTAGTCATGCCAAATGTCAGTGTTGGAACATCAGACAATAATCATATAGGTTTTACTCTTTTTAGAGACTCAACAGCTATTGGTATTGGTGATGCGTCTGGTGTTAGACCAAGAAATTCATTTGTAGGTTCAGTTTATATAGGTACTGCTACTTGGAATATGCAATCAGCATCTTTTAATTTTTTAGACAGTCCAAGTTCAACATCTTCAATTGTGTACTCAATTAAAGTTGGTGGTAATGGAAGTCAACAAATTAGAATTAATAAATCAGGTAGAGATAGTAATA